CAAGATCATCGACGCTGATTTTGCCGCCCAAGAGCGCCAATACGATGCACTTAGCGAGTTCCTTCTTGACCTTTCGGCCAGGAACAGAAGCCATGAGGTTGAGTAAATCCTTGGCTTCCTCAATACGTCCGGCATCCGTCTTCAACTGATAGATGTCGGGGTACTTGATCGTAGCGATCTGTCGATTCAACGGGTTACGCTCTTCATAGGCAGCCCAGTGTTCAGCAATTTGGCGTTCGGCATTCTCAAGCACGAGTCCGATATACGACAGCCCGGCCTCAAGACCCTGGTTGTCAATCACCTTGGACTCTGCCGACTGCCGAGACGCGAGACTCGAAATGGCCAAGTTGACTAACGCTCGAATCTCGTCTTTCAATTTCTCTTGCAGAGACATCGACGCACGAAGCGGATCGGACGGCGGGGCAATAAAGCTAGGTGCTTGCATTCCCTTATCGTAGACACGTCCTTGTGTCACGCCGACCGTAATGTCTTCCTCGGAACTTGCCTGACCACCTGCCGTGGCGGTGCCGCTAGCCGACGACGGCTTCAAGTGAGAACCGTTAGCCCGCAAATCGCGCTGCTCGACGTAGAACGGAAAGTTTGATTTCAGAGCGTAGTTGATGTCGCTGGACCCAAGGTTCAGCAATGCGATCTGGTGGTTCACCACGTCCTTAATCATCGAGTCCCCAATGTCCATCAGGACGAAGGGAATTCGCCGCAATTCCAACTGAATAACGCCGCCCGGCTGACCGTCTCGGTCCACCGGATTGCCGTCTGTGTCAAGGAATTGCAGATTGACGTAGCCCGTGTCACGGTCGATCCACAACATGCGGAAGCGCTCGACCGTCGTAGTGGGTAAATACGTCCTTTGATCGAAATTGAGTACCACGTCCCGTAAAAGAATTGCCTGAAACTCGGAAGGCTCTTCCGGTTTCGAGCACGTCCAGCTAAGAATGTCTTCAATGGGATAGTAGTACAGATACGGCCGCTGTTCCAACGATTGTGCCTGGGCCAGAGTCACTTCCCCGGTAAGAGCAGGGGCGTCGATGAAGACGCCGACACGACCCATGATAAGCAGATCGGTCAGAACCTTCACGCCGAGAAAGGCGTTCATATTAAGACCGCGCTTATCGACACCCAGGTTCAAGCCGGCGATTGCCGACTGATAGGAATTAGTGCCGCCACGTCGCGTGATGTCGCGCATCCGCTGGAAGATGCTATTGCGAACGTCATTGATCGCAAGTCGAGCGAACGCCGGGATCGGCGTCATTTCGAGTCGATCATTGAAGTCCACGTCGTCTTCACGCTTGGAAAACTTCTTGAGGTACAGCTTGCGGAAATACTCGCCGCCGTTATACGTGATCCTCCACTTGCGCCAGTCGAGCAAGCTGCTGAGATAGGACGGATGCCGTATCTCAACTATGTTGGTGATATATTCTACGACCACGTAGTTATCTCCCTAACAAGGACTCTTAGCCGTGTCAACTGACAAGGGCAGGCGCTAGTGCGATTCAATTCGAGTCAGACTCTTACTTGGAACAGTGACGCAACGGGAGGATGAAACTACTTGGGCTCGCCAACGGACGGGTCGAAGTCATTGAACAGATGACACAGGCGCTTCCAGGCATAGCCAACGCTGTCCGAAGTTGCCGGGCGCAGGCGGTGGAGCACTTCCTGATACTGATTCGCGTATGTGTCGGCCGGGTAGGACGGCTCGGGCACGTTCAGCGTAATCAAGAGGGCCGTTTGCTTCGCCATGCTCGACAGAAGCAGAAAAGCCTCGTCGGCCCCGTTGTCCTGCATGTTTTCGTTCAAGCCGGACAGGTTGAGCACGTTCTGGAAGCAGTTGTTCGTGTTGTAGGTGGACATTTCTTCTTTTCTCCGGTCCCGATGGGACGATTAAAGGAATTTACTGATGTCTTGCCCTGTTGTCATTGAGGCCGCGAAGGGCAACGCGATCTCAGCGTAGTTGAGGCTGTGAGCAAAGTGGTCAGGCCCCGTTTCAACAAACGTGGCAACAGGGTTGCCAGTTTCGTCTTTCTCGTAAGTACGCACGAGCGACTTCAAGTGATCGCGGTACTCAAGTGTTAGGTCTCTGGGGAGATCAATTCGGGTTGGTTTCGTCTTGAAACGGCCGAGTGTGCAACTCAGCCAATTAGTTCGATCAACGGTTGCCATAGGTGCGCCGCCATCTTCCTCCGTGACGGCGACTTCCTTTGCAGTCTGTCCTCTCCGATAGCGGCAGAGCCACACGTAGCCGTGGAATCGTCGGGCAAAGCGTCGGGCTTCATTGATCTGCGGGTCAGCGTCAATCACGCAGGCTCGCACTTGCCACTCACGCATAAGTTCGTTGAGAACGATCCAGTCGTCTTCAAGGAACTTTCCGAACCATAGTAGCTTGGACTTCGTGGCCACATTGATGTCGCTGCTATATTGGTCGATGAACCATTCGCAGACCGACACGTAATTCCACTTGCCCTGATCGACCCCCATCGTGATACATCGCTTACCACCAACTTCTGGTCTCGGATCGTTGAGGGTGTAATTCCTAATGGCATTGTCGATCATGTCGTCGGTGACTTGAGCACCGGTGCCAATAAACGGCAAGCCAAGTTTTGAATTGTGAAACTCTTTGTTAGCTGCCTCGTCACCTTGTCCGCGATGATACGCAATGACCAACTCACCGGGCGTGACTGTGCTGCTATACATCTGGTTGACGTGAAAGCCTCGGGATTCCTCCGGGTCCACGTTCGTCGCTGTCGCAATCCACTCGGCACCGTTCAGCCAGATGTGTTTAGACTTTTGATCGAGTTTGTTCTTGCATTCCTTGCACTTTAAGAACGATTCTTTGCATCGCGGATCGTGAACAGACTCACCAATTATCTCGATGCAGTCGGGCCAGATTAACTCGGTCATTCGTCCGCAACACGGGCACTTAAAGTAGAAGTGCTCTTGTGTGCTTGACAGATACAGCTTGTGGATGCCGTACTTTGGAATCGTCGGAGTGCTGATCGCTACGACATGCTTGTGGACCTGACCGGACAATCGTTCCAAGGCCAACCAGATAGCCTTCTGGTCCATTTCATCAACTTCGTCAAGTATCAACTCCGAAACAGGAATTGACTTCAAGTTGCTATCACCGCGAGAACCACGGATATAGAGACTGTTGACGCCGGTGCTCTTCAAGCCCACGGTATTCGTGTCCGTGAACATATTCTTCAAGTACGGCGAAAGATTCAACGCACCGCTGAATCTTGCTTTTGAAAAATCGCTCGCGTTCAAACTCGTCGGCATGACGTAGAGCACGTCACGCTTCAACTGATCGAGCACGAAGAACGCACGGTTTATTCCAACTTCGGTCACACCGGCCTGGGCCGACTTCATGGCGACCGTAAACTGTGCTTGGCAATCGTGAATGTCTTTCGCCCAGGGGAAATACTTAAACGAATATGGCCCCTCGAAAGGCGAGCCCATTATACGTCTATGTTCCGCCCAGCGAGAGCAGGTATGCACTGTTCGACTCCGCACGCCCTCTACAAACGTCAGCGCCAGCATGTCTTTCAGGCTAGGTTCAAACATGATGACTACACTATAAGGTGAGGTTGAATTTCAACAGGCTCGCTCGATGCCGGTCGGCTGTGGGTTGGCGTTCTTCCTGTTCAACCTCGTGTGTTGTTACGACTTCCGGCCGTGCTTCGGATCATACGGCGTCTCGAACCTACCGGCGTTCGCGTTCGACGTGTGTTTGACCGGCGGCGCTACGTGCTTCACATCCACTGCCGGGGCAGCGGCGGCCACAACGGGGGCGTTCGCGGCGGGCTCGGAAACTGGTCCGGCCACGGGAGCAGCGGGCTCCACGGTTGGGGTTTCGGGCTCCACGGCGGCGGGTTCGGAAGCGGCAACGGAAGCGGCAACGGAAGCGGCAGCGGCAGCGGCAACGGAAGTTGCGGCGGCTGCGGCAGCGGGAGCATCGGCGGCCGGAGCGGGAATGTCGGCTGCGGGAGCGGAAGCTGCGGCGGCAGGCTCGGATACGGCAGTTGTTCCGGCATCGTGCTTGTCGTTTGCATGGTTCGTTACCGTGTGAAGTGATGCGGCATTGGACTCAGAATGTGGTGCCGGAGGCTCGGTCGCCTCAATCGCTGGGGCTGCGGCCTCGGCTGCGGCCTCGGCTGCGACTTCGGCTACCGTGACTTTCGTTGCCCTCTTGATACAGACAGGACCACAACCGTAGGCCGGCTTCTGATCGTGACCGAGGAAAATGGAGTAAACGTCAATCTCGTCTTCGGTCACGCCTGTCGGCAGCGCGAAGTCGTAAGTTGGCATCCCGGTCTTGACTTTCACTTGCGTACCATCCGGCAAGTAAATGACGAGCATCGTGAGGCTATGGTTCTTGCTATCACTGAGGGGTACTTGAATTCGCATTTCTCTTCTCGCAGTTTTGGATGATCTGATTAAGCCTCTCCGACAAACGGCGAAGCTGCGGGACTTGATCTCCGGGCACACCAGTCAGTGAGTAGCCGTTTAGCAATTCCAACACACTAGACAGTGTGAAAATCGACTGATTCCAGAGTTGCGCACCGTGCGCTACTAGCGTATTTGCTTTCGGTTTCCTTGGATAAGGTATGACTTTGATCGGCTCAGGTTCGTTAGGGCAGTTTCGGCATTTCTTCTTCTTGGCCATGTGCATCACCCTTCAACCAGTAGCAAGCCTTGACCACTTCCTTTATGTCCTGTGTCCGAACCGTATCTTGATGACAGACGTAGACAAAGAACGTGGGGTAACTCGTCACCCCATACTGTCGGCAAAGGTCTGGGTACTTGTCAACGTCAACATGAACAACCGTAATACCCTGGCTCGACAACCATTTCAACGTCGGCTGGGCAGCCTGACAGGGACCGCACCATGTCGCACAGAAGGCCACCACTTTAGGCGGCGTGCAACCTTCACCTTGTTTGGGCGGCGGTGCGGGGTCAGGTGGATTTATCTCCGGCGAGCACCCAACGAACAGCAAGAGAAGGATTAAAGTCCAACGCATGTCGAACTCCCTAGTTGTACTTGTGGACCTTGGCAGACTTCGCATCAATCACGTTGCAAAGGTTCGGGTCAATACGTACAGTTTGTTTGGCGGTGTGGGCTTTCGTTTCCTCAATCCGCTGGTTCGCCTTGGCGCGTGCTTCAATGGCCTTAGCACTTCGGCCGAGGCCGTCATTCATCTTATCTTGCATGTTATCGCTCCAAGTTCGGGTCGGTTCGGTAGACGGTCAACGCGACATTCGTGTTGGCCGTCAACGGAACCGACCCCACACCGCCTTTAGGCGGCAAGGGGTCGATGGACCGAGGATACTATCCCCGGTGGGGCTACGATTTGGTCGGCAGGGCCGCGATCTTCGCCTGAATGAGCGCGAGGCCCTTCGGCGTAGCGAGTTGGGCGTCCAGCATATTCTGGAACGTACCGTTCAACTCGTTCATAATCGCGTCGTCACCACCAACCTCGATAAGACGGGCGATGTCATGGATACGGTCGGCGGCGTCTTGCCAATCGCCAATCACGAAGTCTTCGAGCAACGTGGGGATCAGCTTGAGGCCGGCTTCACGCAGCTTAGCGGCCAACTTCTGGGCATCGCGTTTCTTCGCTTCCAATTTCTTGTTGGTTGCGAGCGCCCATTTGGTCACTTCAAAGCCGATGAACACTGACACAAGAGCAGACAACAGCCAAATCACGACGATAGGGGACATAGTTGATTCTCCGAGAAAGATGCCGCTAGGCGGCGTAGTTGTTTAGGACACAGAGACAGGAAACAGGGTAGTGCTAGGTTTTCTTCCACTTACCCTTGTAGACGGTGACGATGCCGGCGAGAGCACCGACCACGAAACTTGCGAGGCACAGTGGAGCCAGCATCCACCACTCCACATGGCCGCCCTTCGGCGTTTCCAAAATCGGCGGCAGCGGATTGATCGGAAATGGCTTGATGTCGGGAATCACAATCGGCAACACGGGCTCGGGCTTCGGTGTCGGACAGTTGTGGTTCCGACGCCAGGGTAGGATCGGTCGCAGGATGCAGCCGGTCTTAGGGCCGGAATTCATTTCATCCGCGATCTTGGCACTGAGCGCCTCGGCCGTCACTGGGATTTCGTCTTCACAGAGTTGAGAGTAGACAACGCCTTCGGCATTCTGGATTCGTACCATCGGAAGGGCGGGCGTATTAGACGCATACCGATCATTGAAGATGGCCGAGTCGCCGGTCACGATGTTGTAGTGTGTGCTGTTTCGCAGTTTGAGCAAAGCATCGTTACCGTCGAACCAGGAACAAAGTTCCTTGAATCGCGGTTCCTGCGGATCGCCCACGACGGAGACGTACCAAGCACCCTGGTCATGGGGCAGTGTGATAACACGCTCTTGCGCTATGACTCCGTTAGCGGTTGTGGCCGCAACGCAGGGCGAAAGAGCGACGAGCAGCGCGGCCAACAGGCACACGCACATGAGAAAACGGTTCATAGTATCCCTCGCTTCAAAAGGTTGGTTACTGAGTTAGTGGGGCGGCCGGAGCGTAAATAACTGCCACGGCCCAAGAGTTGCTTGCTTTCCATTCCGCGAGAAAGCGTTCGCGTGGCACCCAACTGTAGTGGTCGGTGGCATTGTCATCTAACAGGCAGGCCCACTTGTCGTCCAGGTGAACCAGGGCAACCATGTGAACGCCGCCTTTGCAGGTTATACCGCAACCTCGTCGTGTGCTACATGCCCATTCGAGGAAGTCAACATCGTCCTCACCAGCGGTATAAGCATATCGAATCCCTTCTCTCTCCATCTTTAACGCCAGATCGTCAGCAGTCTCTCCGCTGCCGTAAGTCTTGCGCCAATGGTTAGCCATTTCGTAACGGCCCTGCCATCGGAGTAGAGTAATCAATGTCGCGTGAACGCACGAGCCGCTTCCGTTGCTGACCCAATTTTCTTGTCTGATTGCAGGCGGCGGGTTGACAAGTGGACGTTCAGTGTTCACCCGATAAACGGGAGTTGGTTTTGCATCCGGTCCATCTGACGGCCACTCGTAATACTCTCGACCGCATCCAGCACAGGTCAGCACGAGCAACGCCAGGATTATTCGTTTCATGGGTTCATTCTCCGTGGCCGGCAGAGTAGTCCTTTGGCACGGAGAAAGCGAACCAGCCGGTTCGGGTTCCACGAGCCGGCATTCGTTGTCGGCCAGAGGCCGATGTAATTGTGGGCCATTGCAACCCAGTCGGAACAGAAAATGTGATGCAACTGCGTCTCACCAAGCATGGATTCAAACAGCGTGAGGCCAAGGAAATCAGCAGACCGAAGGGCCGCCATCTTGGAGTACGGAACGTGGATCGTTCCCATCAGGAACTCTGTGAGCCTTTCCCGCTCGAAGTCGTAGAGGGGTCGGCACAGGGCGTAATGCCAAACTTTGCCTCGATACCTTTTACATACGGTATCAAGGTTGTGCGCCTGCGTCCCGTCAAATTTCGCTCCGCTGATTTCACAGGGAAGATCATCGAGAGTGGTTGACTCGAACAATAGCTGGCGACCATCCTGGGCCTCCCCCACGATTCCAACGTGGCAGATATTCCACCTGGGGATACCCCAAGTTCCGATGTTGATTACGTCCCCGGTTAGACCGGAGCCGCTGAACCCGATTACGTCACCGGGCTTGATAACGGCCGGATCGAAGAAGTTTTTCACGG